GAGCCGGTCGTTCTGACCGGCTCCCGTTTTACATGAACGCAATCTGGATGCCTCTCGCCATGCAGTTACCCGGTTCACCGGCGAAGAGCGAGTCCACACCAAGAAACTGTTGAGAGAGGTACGAGAGTATGAATATCGGAGAAATCTTGACCGCCGTGCTGATGGCTGTGGCCGGCGGCGCGGCAGGAGCGGCCGTTATCAACGGCATCAATGAACGGTGGAAGTTCAAAGCTGGCCGAAAGGCGGCGAAGGAAGACCGCGAGGAGGAGAAAGCGGATAAGACCGCTGAACTGACAAAGACGATCACTGGTCTGCAGGAGGACATCAAACGTCTCCGCAGCAGCGATGCCGCTCAGTCCGAGGCACTGAAGCAGATCCTGCTCGACAGGGTGCTCTATCTCGGGCAGGGATACATCGCAAAGGGAGAAATCTCCTTCGACGATAGACGCCGCTTCCACGCAATGCACGACTGCTATCACAAGGGACTCGGAGGCAACGGCGATGCCGACATCATTGTTGAAGGCGTCGACGCCCTGCCGCTGAAGAAGTGAGGCGAAACGCATGAGCGTTCTGAATATCATTCTGTTCTGCGCCGCCGGCTTCCTGCTTGGCGTCGTCATTTCGTGGCTGGTGAGCAACATCGCGTCGCGCATTCGCAATCGCACGGCGCGGCGTCGCACCGAGCCGCAGACGACCGGCAAGAAGAAAGGCATCAAAACGATGGACTTGATTCTGGTCATCATCGGCGTGTCGCTCGTCTGGTTTACGCACCGTATGCTCACGCTGTACGAAACGACTGGCGGTATTCCTGATACGTTGTGCCAGTGTGTGTTCGCGCTGCTCGGCGGCGAGTGCGGCGTCATGGGTTGGATCAAGACCACCAAAGACAAGCAGCAGGATCGGAAATGGGCGGAGGAAGACCGGCAGAGAATGGAGCGCGAGGCACAGCAGCCCGCGCAGGACTTCGAGCCGTCGTTCACCGCTGAACAGAAGAACCGCGACCAGTAAAGGAGACATGAAATGTCGCTGATTGGAAGCACAAATGAAGAGAAGATCTGGAACTACCTGAAAGCCAAGGGACTACCCGATTGCGGGATTGCCGGTCTGATGGGGAACTTGTATGCGGAAAGCTGCCTGATTCCCACCAACCTGCAAAATAGCTACGAGAAGTCCCTCAGCTTCACCGACGCCGCCTACACGGCTGCGGTGGACAACGGGACGTACCAGAACTTCGTGAAAGATAGCGCCGGCTACGGTCTGGCGCAGTGGACATATTGGAGTCGGAAGAAGAACCTGCTCGACTTCGCTAAGAAGAAGGGCAAGAGCATCGGTGATTTGGAGATGCAGCTTGATTTCCTCTGGAACGAGCTGCAAGGCTACAAGGCCGTCATCTCGACCCTGAAAACGGCGAAGACCGTCAAGGCGGCGTCTGACAGCGTACTGCTGAACTTCGAGCGGCCGGCAGACCAGAGTGAGGCGGCGAAGACCCGCCGCGCCGGTTTCGGCCAGAAGTTCTACGATAAGTACGCCGCCGACTCCCCAGCCCAGAAAGGAGTGTCTGGAGTGAGCAAATGCTACGCTTCCGCCGTGGTCGCCGTCGCAACCGGCGAACTCGGCTACGTCGAAAAGGCGTCCAACAGTCAGCTCGACAGTAAGACCGCCAACCCCGGTAGCGCGAACTGGACGAAATACGCCAGAGACTTCGACGAGAAGTACCCGAAGTGGTACAACGGCAAGAAGAACGGCTACGAATGGTGCGATATGTTCGTGGACTGGTGCTTCATG